TGAAATCCAAGCGGACGGTGGCGTTGCTTACGGAACCGGCAAGTCTTTCAGCATTACGGGAACGGGTGCTTCTGCCTCAACTGTCGCTCTCAACAACCAGCAGGCTTCTAACAATGGTGGCTTGCTTTTGGTTGCGGTCACCGCTTTGTCCGCAGGGGCAACGTTGAGCCTATATTTCCAGTCGTCGTCAGACGGCGTAACTTGGACTAGCGGCGCAAGCAGCCAGACCCCAATTGGAAACACGATTTCGGCTGTTGGTGCTGAAATCTACCCGATTTCGGGAAGCATTTACCAATACACACGTCTTTACTGGACACTCAATAGCGGTGCTTCAGCAACTATTTTCTACGGGTTCGCCCGTTATTAGAAAGGAATAAAATGCCTACTTTCCAGCACGGTAAGAACGGTTTTCTAGCGTTGGGATTTGAGAATGTCGGCGGTTTGACTTCCGTGACGACCCTCTCGGCATCGGCAACTGGTTCACCTTCGGTTCTTTCGCTTACCCCAGCGACGGGAACGTTGTTGGCTGGTGGAAACCCAACCCTCACGGGTGGTTCGGTCTACGGCGGTTTCGTGAACGGTATCCCATTTGCTACCGCTACGAAGTTCGCTAACGGAACTACGTCATACACCGCGTCGGTGAACACCAGCGTTCAGGCGGCATCTGGCTCGCCAGTTCTGCCAATGATTAACGTTTCACCATACCTGAGCGACTTGGGCTTGCCAATCGCCATTGACCCCAATGAAACGACGACGTTCTCACAGCAGGGTGTCAAGACTTACATTGTCGGTCTGAAGGGCTACACCCTGTCGTTTAGTGGAATGTACGACCCCACGCCTTCGACGGTGGCTTCATCTGCCTCAACGCCCGGTGGTATGGACGCTATCTTGACCGCCATGATTGCTTGGCAGGACAACTACAACACCATCAACGGTATCTACACGCCGAACTTTATCTCGTTCGTGTATGGCCCAGCCACGCCCGGTGCTTTCACCGGACAGTCTCCTGCGCCTCAATACTACGGTCAGGGTATCCTCACCAAGTACGAACTGAAATCGTCAGTTTCGGGTGTTGTGACGTTTGACGCTGAACTCCAAATCACGGGCGCAGTCACACGCACCACGCTTTAGTTGTAGTAGTATCCATCCGTCAGGGTTTTAGGCAAATCGTCTAGCCCTGACGGATTGGAAACTATTTATGTCTAATCTTAGTGAAATCATTTTTGCCACCAGCGACATCGCTGAGGAAACCATCCACGTCAACGCTTGGGATGTAGACATTCTTGTCAAGGCAATGACCGCCCGTGACCGTGCCAAGATGGTTGAGCAGGCTGGTGGTGAAACGGGTATGAACCTCGAACAGATTTTGCCTGACTTGGTGATTCTGTGTTCATTTGACCCAGCGACGGGCGAGCGTATTTTCCAGCCCAGCGACCGTGACGCTCTGCTTGCTAAGGCAGCAGACCCCATTGAGCAAATCGCTATCAAGGCTATGGCTCTTAGTGGAATGTCGCAAGATTCGGTGGACGAAGCGGGAAAAGACTCATCGCCAACCCCGACCGCCGGTTCATCTTTGAACTAGCCGACGCTTTAGGACGAACGGTTGGCGAACTCTTAGAGGGTTCGCCAGCCCATCGCCCCCTATCGTCATCGGAGTTGGTGGAATGGCAAGCGGTTTACAAACTGCGAGCATTTGAGAACGAGCAAGCCTCAAAGAATTCCAATAACGGGTTGTAGGATTATCCACAGGTGACCAATGGATGAATCCTTACGAATAAAGATTATTGGTGACCCCACAGGGGCTATCACCTCTCTAAATCAGGTCAATGCCGTAGCCGCTGGCGTGGCTGGTGGAATGAAAACCGCCTTTACAGGCGTTGGCGAAATCATCAAGTCGTCACTCGGCTGGTTGGCTGGATTTGAGGCTATCAAAAAAGGTCTTGACCTAGCCTCGTCAAACGAAAGTCTGCTTCGCTCACAGACAGCCCTGCTGAAAAATCAGGGCGCACTTGGTGTGGCTCTTGCTGGTGGCAAGAGCGCAATGGCGGACATTGCTGGAACATACGATAAGGTCACCGGCAAAGCGGATAAGTATTCGACGGTGCTTGCCTCACAGGCGATGGCACTCTCAATGCAAACGGGTATCTCGGATAACGCTATTACCCAAGCGCAGAACCTACTTATTCCGAACCAAGACCTGCTGAAACTCTTTCAGAACCAGAAAGGTGCGTTCGCAGACACTGTTCAGGCTGCCGCAAACCTTTCTGGTCTTATGCACACCAGTATGCCAGCGGCCGCTCGCACACTGTCTCGTGTATTGGCTGACCCGGCCAAGAAGATGTCGGGGCTTACTCGCTACGGTTTTTCACTAACACAGACACAATTGGCTGGCATCAAGGGCGCAGGTAGCCTTATCAACCAGCAAAAGTTGTTCATCAAGGACATCAACACAACGCTGGGTGGCGTGGCGCAAGCCGGTGTTTCACCAATGGAAAGGTTGGCTAACGACTTCCAAAACGTTTTGATGCAACTCGGTAAGGGTCTGTTGCCTATCGTTGATGCTTTTGCCACTGTTTTGGCTAACCCAACATTTATTCAGGGAGTCACCACTGCGTTTACCGGAATGGCGCAAGCAATTGCCCCCATTGCTCAAACAATGGGTGACGCTTTTGGTAGTGCTGTCGCAGCACTTACACCACTTATTCAGGTCTTTACGCAGGGCGTTGTTCCAGCGATTATGACTGTCGTTCAGCCATTCATCACTGCTGTCGGCTCAATTCTTGGTTCCATCGGCAAGATTTTCACTACACCAGCCGTTATGAACTTGGTCACAATGATGACCAAACTGGCAAACGTAGTGGTTGCCGCTGTCGGCCCGTCGCTCAAACTCATCGCCGACACCTTTGACAAAATGAGTAAGAACAATGGGCCTCTTACGCAGTTTTTCACCAGCCTGACGCAATCGCTACAAATCATGGCTCCGTTGTTGCCAGCATTTGTAAATCTGCTTACACAGTTGCTCGTGGCGTTCTTGCCAATTATGCAAACAATGTTGCCCAGTATCGCTTTCATTGTCCGCATAGTTGCTGATGTGGCTAAGGGTATCGCCAACGTGGTCGACTTCATCGCCAAGATGATTGGAAAAGCCCACGGGTTGTTCAAGATTATTTCACTAGCCATCGGCGTGGTTCTGGCGGTTTGGTTCACTCGTAGCCTGTTCCTGAACCCCGTCATGGCTGCCATCGCTCAACTTCGCTCGTTTATGGCTACCTTGCTGAAAGTCGGCACGGTGGGCAAGGATGCCTTTGACGGGATGGCAAAGGGTGAAAAGGGTTTCGCCGGTCGCCTAAAGGGCTATCAGGGCGGTGTTGCTAAGGCAAAGACGTATCTCTTGCAACAGCAGGTAGGTAGGCAGTTCGCAGAGGGCGACATCAACATCCGTGGCTATCGCCGTGAAATGCGCAAAATTCAGATGCAAGGCCCTGCGTTTGAAGAGGAAATGAAACGCCTGCGTCGCACCAGCAACCCGATTTACGGTCGTGCGTTCGGTCAAGAGGGCGGAGGCATGATTAGTCGCCTACAGACTATGTTGCTTGGCCCGAACAAGAAAGTTCTTGCTGACCTAATGGCAGCATCGCAACGGTTTGAGCAAGGCGAGGACGAGAACGACAATGCTCTTAGTGAAAACACCAATGCGCTTCTAGATGTAAAGACGAACCTAGAAAAAGCCAATGGGATTTTGGGCGGTGCTGGAAACGTCTCTGCGAACGCCGAAATCGCAAATGCGGCAACGATACAAGAGGAATCAAACGCCAAAGTCGTCACCGCCGTAGAAAGCCTTACGGACAAGACGGCGGAACTTGCTGTTGTGAACCGGCAACTCCAAACCTCTAGTCGTCGCACCACTGGTTCGTTCCTCTACCAGTCATCTATTGGTGGCTACGTCAAGTGGGCAAAGGGTATCTACAGCGGTATTGACCGTGCTGGAAGGCTTTTTGGGCTTGACATCAAGAACTCTGTGGGATACGCCGGTCTTTACATCCAAGACAAGTTCCAGCAGGCAAGCGCAATTATCGTTTCATCGGCACAAAAGTTCGGTGGCTTGCTTGCCACAAAGGTGAAAGCAGCGTTCTATCCCATTTCTGTTGTCGCCAAGCAAATTGGAACAACAATTAGTGAAAAGATGGCGCAAGGGTCGTTTATCCTGCGTGGCGTTGCCGACATTGCCATGAACAAGGTTTCTGCGACCTTTGACACAGCCACTCAAAAGGTGAAAACGGCGTTTAGTAGTGCCACTGCATTGGTTTCTCAGGCATTTGAAACTGCTGGAAACGCCGTTCAAAGCAAGTTCCTACAAATTGACAACGCACTTAACGGTGCTATTTCAGCATCGGCAAAGATTTTGGCAAACGCTGGGCGTGTGGTTGGCGACAACCTTTACTTGGTTGGCTCGGTTCTGGGCGACAAACTAAAGAGTGCTGGCGAAACCGTCAAGACCGCCATCGGTGTGGCTGGTATTGCCTTTGGTGAAAAGATTACGGGTGCTATGTCCTCAATGTCCGACAGTATCCGCTTGTCGGGTATGTATCTGCTGGAAACCATTGGCAAGTCGGGTAGCGCACTCGTAAGTGCTGGCGAAACCGTTGCCCTGAAGTTTATGTATGGTGCTGATAAGGCGGTCGCCATCCTGAAGGGTGCTGGCTCAATGATTGGTGGCGGCATCGGCAAACTTGGTAGTGGAATCGGCAAGATATTCAGTAGCAAGTTGGGTGCTGGTCTTATGGGCGGCTTGGGCTTAGCGTCCTCAATGATTTCCACCCAAACGCTAGACAAGATTATGCCCAAGAATGCGGCTATTGACACCACAGGGGCTTTACAGGGTGCTTCTATCGGCATGATGTTCGGCCCGTGGGGTGCGGCTATCGGTGCGGCTATCGGTCTAATGAAATCGCTCTACAACACCTGTAAGCCCGTTCACAATTTCGTCCACAAGATTGGGACGACGCTCAAAGAGTGGTGGACGAAACACCTGCCGACAATCAAGAAAATCTTTGAGGTTATCGGTAAGACGGTTATGAAGGTGTTTGGATTTATCCGCACTCACTTGAAGCAAATTGCTGTAATCGCTGCTATCGCCTTTGCGCCTATACTCTGGCCGCTCGAACTTGCCGTCGGCGTGGTTTTCCTTATTGTCAAGCACTTCAAGGGATTTATGAAAATCGTCAAGGACATTATGCCCGTCCTAAAGGTGATTGGGGCGATACTGCTAAAGGTAGCAATGTTCCTAGCGAACATGATTATCAAGGCGGTCAAGATTCTCTGGGATATTTTGAAGTTCATCTTTGGTGTTTTCAAGGACATTTGGAACATCCTCTACGACATTGGAAAGTTCATTGTGACGGGCATTATCGCCTATGTTCAGTTCTGGTGGAATCTTGCCCAGAACATTGCCCATATATTTGTGACTATGTGGGATGGGCTGGTGAACGGGGCTAAGGCTGCTTGGGGCTTTATCAAGCGTATGTTCCACTGGATTGAGAACATCGGCGGGACGATTTGGGATGGGCTTTACAACGGGTTCGTGTGGATTGCCAACAAGATTATTGGGGCATACAACGACACCGTTGGTCTTATTCCGGGTATGTCAATTGGAAAACTGAAGGACATTGGCGGAAGTTCTAAGCCCGCAAAGGGTGCGGAGGCTGGTAAAAACGCTGGTCACACGCTTGTTGCTGCTCACGAAGCGGTGAAATCCCTGAAGGCAAACAAGGGTTCTGGCACGACAAACCTTAATGTTCACCCGAACGCTGTGACTATCAACATCTCTGGAAACGCCGATAAGGCAACCACCGAGCAAATCAAGAAAGTCGTTGACGACCAATTCAAGGAACTGCACCGCACCCTGAAGTCAATGGGTAGATAGTAAAATCGCTAAACAGGGGGTAGAGTTAGGGGTGAGCCGCTATGAAAATACTTACTCTTAACCCTATTTCCACCAGCGCAATAACAGAAAACCTACAGGTTGTTGGTGCGGCTGACGGGGCATCTGCCCAGAACGACCTAACAAAGACTTCGGTTGGAACTATCAACAACCCGTATGGTCACGTTGATTCTGTCCACGTTGAGAACTTGGCGCAGTTTTTCACCTCATACACGCAGTTGTCCTTGCCGACGCTGGGTGTTACGCCTCAAAAATACGGCACTTCACGGTTTTTCAGCCCGTATTACGGTCAGTATTACGCCTTTATCAACGACACGACAAACGTCTCTGGCGCAGACGAAGTGGTGATTTTGGAAGGCTCAAACGGCTACTCACCCGACTTACTGCTTAGTAGTTACACCACAATGAACGAAACGTTGCCCGTTGTTGGTGCTGGCGTAATCCCATTGTCGTCACCATCGCCGTCGGACGTATTTCCCCCTAGTGCCGACCCGTTGCCAGCAACCATCGGTAGTGAAAACTACCCAACCGTTGTTGTAATCGCCCCG